TTATTGTGGCATTAAGGACGAAAATCCGTCCTTATGTTGGTTCAGTTCAGCGGCAAGGATTTGACTTGTGTCCGGGTAGAGGTGGGCGTATGTTTTGTCCACTTCTTCCGGCGTGTCGCCGATTCGGGCGGCGATGGCATGGGTACGATACCCAAGCTTGATAAGTAGCGCAACGTGTGAATGCCGTAGATCGTGGAGCCGGATTCTTTCAACGCCGACCTTTTCTGCGATGTGGTTCAACCTAGCCCCCAGCGCACCCTTTTTGAAGTAGACGATACGTTCATCGTCGGCGATTTCGTAAACCCGGCTCATATATTCCATGAATTCATCATACAAGAAATCCGGCATTGTCACTACTCGGTCGCTGTTTGGGCTTTTGGTGTCATCGAAGAAATCCTCGCCGTCTTCGGTTTTAAAGGTTTCGCTGACTTTAAGGGATTTAGTGTCGTGCAGTATTTTAGAGGGAGACAGGGCCAAGCATTCTCCCTCCCTCAACCCGGCCCAGTAAAGTGCCATAAATGCTAGGTGGTAGATTGGCTTGTCCTCCGCTGCGATGGCCGTATTAAATTGGTCGAGTGTCCAAAACTTCATCTCGTCCGCACGTTTTTTTCCGATGCTTTTTATCTTGTGGCATGGATTGTGAGGCAGGTTGTAAAACTCCACCGCAAAGTTGAAAACCGTTGACAGCGTAGTATTTATTGTCCGCAGGTATGTGGGAGCGTAAGCCTCGCCGTTCTGCGGATTTTTTTTTGGCCAACATCGTGTTTTGCCATGCCCGAATGTCCGCATGGTCTATCTCAGAAACGATGCGGTTCTTGAAGTATGGCAAGACATGGGTTTCGAGCATATGCTCTCTGGTCTTTAGGGTCGAGTTGCGGACACGGTTTTTCCTGTCCTCCAAGTAGAGGCGCACCATTTCTCCGAACCGTATGTCCGGGAGTTTGCTGTTTTTAGTTAAAAACTCTCGCTCGTAGTCCTTCGCCTTACGTTGGGTTATAAATCCACGCTTTTTGTGTTTCCGCTTGATACCCTGCCAGTCGGTGGCGTAGAACATGGCGTACCATGTGTTGCGTTTTTCGTCTTTGTATACTGGCATGAAAATTACCGCCTTACGAACAGCCTCGCCCCGTTGTGGGCGAGGCTGTTTATTTGGTTTCGTCTGGCATAGGTATGGTTCTCCCGTAGATTGACAGGCGTTAATCTAAGAAATGTATGGAGGTTGCGAAGTACAGTAGTGGGACATATAAATCTTCGTCATGCCCTAGTAGAAAAACGCAATTAACAATTGCAAATTGCTCCCCGTCAAAAACTAAAAATCCTATCCCGCTATGCGGCAACTCGTCAAGCATTACGGTATACTGTGCCATAAATCGCAAATTTCCTAGATTTCTTGGGCCGAGGTAGTCAAGTGTGAGGTTCGTTGCACCAAAATGCTCGTGTAGCATCGCTTGGAATATTATGCCAACATTCACAATAATATCGTCTTCGCCCCAGTCGGGGCTAATATTTGTTGGGGTGCCAAGATTTATCGCAACATGGCCGCCGAATGCAGTAATAAAAACAGCACCATCGCCTTGTTCCAGCACATCCCAATCATCGCCTATTGCAAAGCTCATATCTTGGAATGTATAGGAGGAGGCCAAAATGGAGGATGCGCTTGCTACATGGTCTACATTTTCTTCAGTATGTTCTTGCTCTGGTTCCGGTTCATGTGCTGTTGTGCTATATTCGTCTGGCTCTGGTGTCGGCTCGGCGGATGACTCATACTCGCCGCATGCTGTAAAGGACAGAACTATAAACACCACCAACAATAGAGCTAATAGCTTTTTCATATAACACTCTCCTAATCTTTAATAGTGAAGCCGTTTCATTCGGCCATCATCTCGAAATTAAACCCGACCCCGGCATAATAACTAACCGCCATGCGAACAAACTCTTTGGTAAGCCCCAAGTGTTCAGCCAGCTCATAATCGTTTCTAGGTCTGCACGCTCTAATCGCCCGCCTTAATTCGCTGATGGGGAGGCGGTTTCTAATCGCCCATCTGTTTGCCCTGCCCTCAAGCCGCCACCGATGGTCGTGCGCCGTGTGGCGGCAGTAGAAGCTACTCGTCTCGCAGTGACCCATCTCGTGCAATAAATGCACCTCTTCCTCGGCAGAGTTTGCAATTTGTGTTCGGTCGAGCGCAATGTAACAGTCGCCAGCACCGTCCATGTGAGAAATAGAAACGGAGAATGGGAGCGAGAAATCGTCCAATATTATGCCGCTGTCGCATATTTTTTGATGGAGAGTTTCAAGCCTAGTCATCTGCGTTCTTCGCTTTCTTTTTTCTCTCTGCGACGAAACTAGCATATGCCCGCACTTCGTCCATGACATCGTCATCTATTTCGGTGTCACCGAATAGGGCGAATTTGATGTAATCATCGGGAGTACCAGTAAACGTTTGGCCTTTTTGTGCTACGCTGAATGTGCGAGAGCCGTTGCTTGAGTGTAAGTCCTCTATAAAAAAGAATTCGTTTTCAACTAAATGCTCCCGAAGTTTTTGGATGTCTTCATCCGTGTTATTGGCGGTAAGAGTGAATTGAAGCTTATATATCCTGTCATCATCATCTTCTAAATTATCTATATCGTCTAGTGAAATTACAGGTAGTGTGCCTTTTCTTCCAACCGTGAATCCGAGAATATAATCGCTAGACACATCAAAAATTTCCGTTAATTGCCCTATTGTTTCTGCGGTTAGCGGAATCTTTCCATTTTCATATTTTGAAATGGCAGCCCTCTTTACGTTCAATCGTTCAGCAAGCTCGTCTTGCGTCCAGCCGCGAGATATTCTAAGCTCTTTAATTCGATTTATAATTTCTCTCATGGAAAATTCACCTCTTTTCTTTGAATTATCATACAATATCCTATTAGGAAACTCAACGATTGTTCCCAATTAGAAACTTTTTTCTAAAAACCTATTGACAAGTTCCTCGTGGGATATTATAATAAAAATATCCCGACAGGAACGAACGGGGTAAAAGGAGGTGATTAAGTGTTTTATAAACTAAGAGAGATAAGGAGAGAGCGGAACATTTCTGTAGAGAAGATGCGTGAGGTTCTCGGGCTTGAAACACTAGCTGCGTACTACAAAAAAGAGGCTGGGTCGGTAAAATTCACATTAGCAGACGTAGAAAAAATATCTAAGTTCCTTGGCTTGTCGGTTGAAGAAATTTTTTTTGATTAAAAAGTTCCCGCATGGAACGAATGTGGAGCAGTACCTAAGACCAATTATACCAAAGAAAGGGGTGTGGAACCATGAGCAAGCCAAGCAAGTTATATTACAAAACTTGTCGAGAAAAGGCAGGTTTGACACAAGAGGAAGCCGTTGAATTGCTAGGGATAGCAGATGCGACGACTCTTTCAAAGTACGAAAACGGTCATATCCCGGTTGGCCAAGATTTAGTAAAGAGGATGGTGGGTGCATACAACACACCGTCGCTTGCATGGTGGTTTGTCGTGTATTCAAACCCTGACTTAGCTACGTATCTACCTGACCCGCCCGTTATTAAAACGGATGGAGATATGATGTTGCGTCTCGAGCTTGCCAGTGACGATTTGGCGGTGATGCGGTGTGTGCTGAAAACAATCCTTCGAGATGGCGTAGTGAATTGTGAGAAAGTGGAGCGATTGAGGATTAAAGCGGGTACATTCAGGGCGACGGCAAGCAAACTTATGGAGATTGCAGGCTACTTGGATGAAAGGGGGCCATCGTAGGTGGGGCGAGTGCTTGATATGACGGGGCAGCGGTTCGGGAAGCTCATTGTTTTAGAAATGGCAGAACGACCTCAGGGGATAAAGAGCAGGAGTGCCTATTGGAAATGCGTGTGTGATTGCGGAAATACGCATATCGCCAGCAGGGACAGTTTAAAGCAAGGGCACGTCCGCAGTTGTGGTTGCTTAATTCCTGACAGGAACAGAAAAAACGCTACAATTCACGGCAAAGCACATACAAGGCTTCACGTGATTTGGTGTTGCATGAAGAAAAGATGCTACAACACTAGGTCTGGTACTTATAAAAACCACGGCGGGCGAGGAATAGCCGTGTGCGACGAGTGGCGGAATGATTTTGTAGCGTTTCACGATTGGGCGGTTGCAAATGGATATGTCGAGAATTTGACCATTGACCGCATCGACAACGACGAAAACTATGAACCTTCAAATTGCCGATGGGCCACTTACAAAGAGCAGGCCAGTAATCGAAGAAAACCTAAGTCGAGGAAGGGGGCCGTAACGTGATTGTGACGAACGAGATGTTGGTGAGAAAGATTAGGTCACTCATTCGGGATAGTGGCATCAAAAAACAAGCCCTCGCAGAGAAAATCGGCGTTTCACGTAGCACTCTCAGCCACAAAATCCATGGGAGAAGCCCAATCTCAGCCGTTGAGCTTTTCGCTATCTGTTCAGTTTTTGGCGTAAGCATAGATGTATTTTTTGAAGCAGCGGAAGGAGAGATTGGCGATGCCTAGAAAAGCACCGAAATCAAACTATTACCGTGTGGATGATGTTATGGCGATTATGGAGGTCAGTAAGACCAAAGCCTACGACGTTATCTTGGAGCTCAACAGGGAGTTGAGAGAGCGGGGTATATACACCATCCCGGGCCGGGTGACAAAGTCATATTTCCATCTTCGCACGGATGTGAACATTGCGGAGGTTGGAGCGAAAGGAGGGGCGGCGTAGGTGAGACAGATTATTGACATATCGGGGCAACGGTTTGGGAGCCTCACCGCCATGAGGAAGGTGGCACGACCCCGAAACGCAAAGACTAAGCGCAGTTATTGGGAGTGCGTGTGCGATTGTGGCAATACATACATTGCCTACGTGAGCGACCTAAGACGAGGAGAGACTCATCATTGTGGTTGTGCAAGAGGGAACGCTGCAGCGCAAACTTTTAAAGAAATGACGGCGGCCGAACGCCAAGTATATATAAGCGCAATTGGTGACGAAGTTACTCGCCGTATCTTCACCCTACGATACATAGACGGCCTGAACTGGCACCAAGTGGCTTGGCGGACGGGCGGCAACACGGCGGATAGTGTGCGGATGATTCATAACAGGTACCTACGACGAAATCCATCAACCGCCGTAGCGGAAGGGAGGTGAAGATGTGAGTTTAGAAAGAATTTGCCTCGGTTGCGAGAGGACGGTGCCGCCCGATGCGGCCCGATGCGGATGTGGGTATGGGTACCCTCACCATGAGCGCACGAGACGGGCAATGAAAAACCGCCCCCGGGGGCGCAATCCCCGAGAGCGGCAGGCCAGCCAACAGGGCTGACAACAAAATACATCCTTATTATACCACGGATGAGAGCTAGGAGCAAGTATGAGCAAGCAGAAATTTTTAGACATGGCCGGGAAGCGATTTGGGAGGTTGACCGTATTATCGCATCAAGGTAGTGACAAGAACTGGAATGCCATTTGGTTATGTTTGTGCGATTGCGGCGAGGAAATTGTAATGCTTGGTAGCAACCTAAGAAGTGGAAACACTCGCTCCTGCGGTTGTCTCCATCGTGAAGTTATGACTAAGCATGGAGGAAAGGGTACCCGGATCTTCCGCATATGGCATGGAATGAAACAGAGATGTGAGAACCCAAGGAACGCCGCCTATAGATACTACGGAGGAAAAGGGGTAGTCATTAGCAAGGAATGGATAGGCGACTTTCCGGCATTTAGAGACTGGGCGTTTTCTAACGGGTATGCGGATGATTTAACAATTGACCGGCTCGACAGTAACAAAGGCTACTGCCCTGAGAACTGCGAATGGGTGACCCAATCTGAAAACAACAGGAGAATGAACGAACAGAGAGGCAGGATAAAGAGAAAGGAAAAAGTCAACTATGTCTATGCCTTGTAGAAAGCTGTCACGGGAATGCAATGGTTGCATGGCATGTCACCCGGAGCCCGAAACCCCCGTTTGCCCTATATGCGATTGTGAAGCGGGGGGTTTTTACCTCAATGCAGAAAAAGAAGTAATCGGTTGCGACGAGTGCGTCTCTCGAACGGACGCTTGGGAGGTGACGTGATATGACGGCAACGAAGATACCTACTGTCGGCGCAGAATTTGCCGTTGTTGCAAATAACGGGGCGACATATATATACCCACAGTCTTGGGAGGTCGTAGCGGTGCATTATGACGACGGGGCCGGTGAGGAGACAATCCGAATCCGGGCCACCGGGCGGACAGCGATAGCCCTAACAGAGCACCTTGAGCATCGAAAGGCGACATCCTCGGCGTGTGAGATGTGGGCGGCGTTTACGCCGGAGGAGTTTTGCGAACATGATGTAGGCCCTGATTGGTTCGATGGGCTAGAGATTCAAATGATAGATGGTGCGGCGTAACGTGCCTGACAGACAAATTGATACAGGAGTAAAACTATGAAATTTAAACCATGCCCGGACGGTTGCGGGGCGAATCTCGATCATAACGAGACTTGTGATTGTCAAAAGGCAAGAGTGCTTGATGTAAGCGAAGACGTATCAGCCGCCGAAAGCCCGGTGACGGATATCATCGTCATAAAGCAACTCCCGGAGATTGAGGAGCGGCTAAAGGAAATCAGCGAGGCGGCCCAAGTCAAGATTGCAGAGGCTCTTGCGCTGGAATGCAACAACGAGAGTATCCAAGCCGTGAAGAAGCTTCGCACGGCGTTGCGCAACGACTTTGATGCTTTGGAAGAACAGCGCAAAGAGGTTAATCGTCAGATTAAAAAGCAGCTGGAACCATTTACGGACGCATACAAGAAGTTCGTTACGGATATCTACACTCCGGCAGATGCGACATTGAAAGCCAGAATTGACACGTTGGAGGACGAAAAAAAGGCGCGGATGCGGGAGGAGGTCAAGGCGTACTTTGACGAACTTGTCAAGCACCACGGCATTGATTTTGCCAGCTTTGATGTTGTCGGCATCAATGTAACGCTCTCGTCTACTGCGACGGGGCTGAAAAAGCAAGCAAAGGCATTTATCGATAAGGTGTGCGACGATCTTGCCCTGATTGCCACGCAGGAGCACAAAGCCGAGATTCTTGTGGCCTACAGGGAGAGCCTGAACGTCTCGCTGGCCATTACCAGCGTGAGACAGCGGATGGAGGCTGTGGAGGCGGAGAAACGACGGGAAGAGGAAGCCGGCCAACGGCGACAGGCGGCGAAAGAGGCGGCGCAGAGGGTTGACGAGGTGTTGCCCCCGCCGGTGGCGGATGTGTTAGAGCCGCCCACACAGTCCACGGTGCCGCCGGTAGCGGCCGAGAAGATACTTACGCTTTCATTTACTGTCAGAGGTAGCATAGACGATTTGCGAGCCTTGAAGCGGCACATTGAGGCCGGACCGCTGGAAATTATTAAATAACGGAGGGTATGACTATGAGTAAGATTATCGGTGTCAGATTTTGCGACCAAGAAACCGGGGAACCCCGCGGCCGTGTATACAACTACTACGATGGGGTAGGCAATCTCGCCGTGGGTGATTTGGTTGTCGCCACGGTGCGAGACGAAGAAAAGACGGTGCAGGTAACGGCGGTCGATGTGCCGGAGAGCAAAATAGGAGATAGGATTCTTGCGCTACTGAAAACAATCTCAAAAAGATATGTGCCGCAAGAATCACCGCCGGAGACCTCGGACGAAGAAATTATAACTATGGAGGATTTAGACAATGCCTAATAACACACCCGCGGCGAAAAAGCCGCAGTTCAGCGTTGCGTTGCAGACCGACGGCTACCAGAGGCTAATCCGCAACACCTTGTCAGACCCAAAGGTGGTACAACGCTTTACTGCGAGTATCAGTTCGGTGGTTGCAGTAAATCCCGAACTACAAGAATGTGATGTCGGGTCAATTCTCACCTGCGGGCTACTTGGCGAGGCATTGGGGCTTTCTCCAAGCCCACAACTCGGACATTTTTACTTTGTGCCGTTCAACGATAATAGGCGAGGCAGGAAGGTTGCAACCTTTATTTTGGGCTACAAAGGCTATATCCAGCTTGCAATCCGAAGCGGCCAGTACAAACGAATCAACGTTCTGGCCATCAAAAAGGGTGAGCTCATAAACTATGACCCGCTGGCAGAGGAGATAGAGGTAAAACTTATTCAAGATGAACTGGCACGGGAGACGGCTGAAACTACAGGCTATTATGCCATGTTCGAGTACGTCAACGGCTTCCGTAAGGCTCTGTATTGGAGCAAGGATAAAATGGAGCAACACGCCCTGCGGTACTCCAAAGGGTACAAGGCTAAAAAGGGATATACGTTCTGGGAGAAAGATTTTGATGGGATGGCCTATAAAACCATGCTCCGTCAGCTCATTAGCAAGTGGGGGATTATGTCCATTGAGATGGTGCAGGCTTTTGAGGCGGACAATGCGGCCGTCAATCAAGACCTGTCTGCGGACATCGTGACCGCTGGAGATATTGACGATACGGCGGTTGGTGTTGCGGCGGTGATTGATGGCGATGCTGATGTTGTAGACAACTCTGTGGCAAACGATGAGGACCAGTCGGACAATGTCACGATGGACGACCTGTAATGGTTGTGTTTGACATCATCTCGACCGGGTCAAAAGGCAACGCCGTGGTTGTAAATAGCCATATCCTCATCGACTGCGGCGTATCGTTCCGGGCGGTCAAAAACCATCCCGATTTTCGGGCGATAAACCTTGTCCTACTTACACACATCCACGGTGACCATTTCAACCGCACCACTATTCGCAAATTGGCGCAGGAGCGACCTACGTTGCGCTTCGGGTGCCCTCCATGGTTGGTTGCCGATATAGCGGGCTGCGGGGCGGATAAGCGCAATGTGGACGTGTACGGCATGGGAACGGGCTACAGGTACGGCGGATTTGTTGTAGAGCCGTTCCCGCTTCCGCATAATGTCCAAAATTGCGGCTATAAAATCTTTTTTGACGGCTGTGGAAAGATGATATACGCCACCGATACCAACAACATGACGGGAATTGAGGCGAAAGATTATGACCTCTATCTGATAGAGGCGAACTATACCGAAGAGGACATTGTTGAGCGCATCCGCAAGAAACAGGAGACTGGCGAGTTTTGCCATGAATATGCGGTTTTAGAGAATCATTTGAGTCGAGAGAAGGCCCTCAATTTCATTTATAAAAACATTGGCCCTAATGGACAATATGTCTTTTTGCACCAGCACGAGGGTGGAGAGTAGTATGGCGAAATACGGAAGATTAACTGTCCTTGAACGCTTCTACCCAAGCGGAAAAGGGAATGCGTATTGCCGATGCCTGTGTGATTGTGGCAATGAAAAGTGCGTTAGAGAGACACACCTGAAATCTGGGAAGATAAGGAGCTGTGGCTGTCTTAGCGCAGAGCTAGCGAGCAAACGCAACAAAACTCACGGGGAACGTCGCACCAGATTATATAGAATTTGGACGAACATGAAAGCAAGATGCAACAATTCCAAAGCTTCACGGTACGAGCACTACGGAGGCAGAGGGATCACAGTTTGCGAGGATTGGCAAAAATCGTTTGCAACCTTCCGTGATTGGGCACTTGAGAACGGTTACACAGACACTCTAACCATTGACCGAATTGACAATGATGGAAACTACGCACCGGATAATTGTAGATGGACTACAGCGCAAGAACAAGCGAGGAATACATCGAAGAATCATAAGGTCGAGTTCAATGGAGAGGTGCGCTGCATAACCGAATGGGCCGACATATTCGGCATCGATAGGGGTACCTTGCTTTACAGAATCAACATTGCAAAAATGTCCATTGAGCAAGCTGTTTTACAGCGGGAGGCCCCAACATGACCACGACAATCCAGTTCAAGGATGCCTCGGTAGGCACCTCTGACGGAGTGGAATATCTCATGATTCCGCTCGATGGATACGAGAGCAAGGTCAAAGCCCGGAAGTTTGTGGCGGAGGCCCAAGATAAGCCCTATGTTGTAGAACTGAAACGATACTACCGAAAGCGGAGCCGGGATGCAAATTCATATTTCTGGGTATTGGCCGGGAAGCTGGCGGCGGTACTCCGGATCCCGAAAGAGGAGATTTACCGCGGCTACATTGAGGATATCGGCGACAACTTTGAAATCGTCGAAATCCGGGACGAAGCGAAAGCGGCGTGGGTTAGAAATTGGAGCGGGCGGGGCCTTGGTTGGGTATGTGAAGACCTCGGCCCCAGCGTGACACCGGGGAAGAGCAGTATCATTTGCTATGACGGATCCAGCGTTTATAACACCCGGCAGATGTCCTGCTTGATTGACCTTATCGTACACGACTGTAAGGAGCAGGGAATTGAGACGCTATCGCTGGACGAAATATATAGGCTAAAGGAGTTATGGGGTGAACGAGCGGACGAAAGCCCTTCAGATACCAAAGCGGGTTAAGGAGGCCGTAGCGGCTCGTGACAGTTTTGGGTATCCCCCGCATCCGTGCTGCATCCTCTGTTGTAGCCCGGAAGGGTTGCCGGAGGCGCACTATATCCCGCGGAGCCGTGGCGGACTTGGGGTTGAGGAAAATGTTGTTACCCTGTGCCGCCCGTGTCACACGAAGCTTGACCAGACGGTGGAGCGGCAGGACTTGTTACGGCAGGTCAAAGAGTATCTACAATCAAAATATCCGGAGTGGGATGAAGCCGCGCTGGTTTACAGGAGAGAGTTATGAATCACGTTGTACTTATGGGCCGGATGACACGAGACCCGGAGCTGCGGCACACGCAGTCTGGTCACGCCGTTGTGAGTTTCCGCATCGCCGTTGACCGTCGGTTTTCCGGTAAGGACGGTGGCGAGCGGCAGGCTGACTTTATCGACATTGTCGCATGGCGGCAGACTGCAGAGTTTATCTCCAAGTATTTCTCCAAAGGCCGCATGATTGCGGTGTATGGTAACCTGCAAGTCCGGGAGTGGCAGGACAAAGACGGAAATAAACGCTGGAGTACGGAAGTGCAGGCCGAGCAGGTTTACTTTACGGGTGAGAAGCGTGAGGGCGGCGGCGGTGGTGGAAGAGTTTACGCCCCGCCTGACGTGAGCGCAGATTTTACAGAGCTAGACGATGACGACGGCGAGCTGCCGTTTTAAACCTACAGGAGGGAGGGGCTGCGGGTGGCTCGTAAAGCATTTTCAATTCATTCTGATTTTTACGAAGAAATACGAAACCTAACGCAAAAAAACCGTAGTGACGTAATTCTTGCCCTCATAGATTGGGCTACGGACACGCCCGCTACAATACAGCTAGACCCTGAAATATCTATGTTATTTCGCCTTATGTGTGCGCAAATTGAGCGCATATCAAAGGCGAACGCCGGGAACGGCGCACAAGGCGGCAGACCGAGCGGAAAAAGCGAAGAAAGCGAAGAAAAGCGAAGAAAGCGAAAAAAGCCTCCCGTTCCCGTTACCGATACCGTAACCATATCCAATACCGATACCAAGAGAAAGAGTGCGTCCGCGCTCGTGGCACAGTCTGATTTGCCCGTCCCCGTGAAAGATGCGCTTTGCGACTGGCTTGCTTATAAGCAGGAGAAACGGCAACCGTACAAGGAAAAGGGGCTGATGGCACTAATTACCACGGTTGGTGGCAACCTCGAGAAATACGGTGAGGCGGCGGTCATGGCCTGTATCAAGGAATCCATGGCCAACAACTGGCAGGGTATCATCTGGGACAGAATCGACAAGACGGGAGGTGGGCGTAGTGTTGGAGAGCATTCTGGCGGCCGTGCCGGAACATCTGCGGGCGGGCGTGAGCCGGGAACTGGAAAACGTGGACTTGACACAACAAGGCTCTGAGGCATGGGAACAGGAAAGGGTCGAGCGTTTAAACGCTGATATCGCCGGTGAGGCGGACGGCTACGATTGCGCCGAGTGCAAAAACAGAAGGTACTTCTGGGGCAGAAAAAACGGGTATACCGTGACAATGCCTTGCAAATGCGTTGATACACGAAGAGCTCGCCGCCGCATTGAAAAGAGTGGGCTGTCGCACTTGCTTTCAGAGTGTACGCTGGAAAACTTCCGAACGGACACGGTTTGGCAACACAGTATGAAAGAGAAAGCTCTGGCGTTCCTTGATGACCACCGCGGCAAATGGTTCTGCGCCTTAGGCGTAGTGGGCGGCGGGAAAACCCACATCTGTACTGCGATGTGCGGGAAATTCTTAGAGCGTGGCCAAGACGTCCGGTACATGATGTGGCTGGACGAGGTTGTCAAAATCAAGGCCGTTGCGATGGACGATGAAGCGAGGAGCCGCTTGGTGGAGCCGCTGAAACGAGCGTCTGTGCTGTACATCGATGACCTGTTCAAGTCTGAGCGAAACGGCACAATCTCGGCGGCTGATATCAAGCTTGCATTTGAGATTCTGAACCACCGCTATATCAACCGGGATTTGGTGACAATCATCAGTTCGGAGCGGTACATCGAAGATATTTGCGATATTGACGAGGCTGTAGGCAGCCGCATCTATCAGCGGACGAAGGAGCATGTTGTCGAGCTGGTGGGTGCGGATAAGAACTACAGGTATAAAAGCCCTTGAGTTGCCGGGGCGAGGAGGTGTTGGAATGAATCTAACCTATGGTGATTTTTTAGAGCAAAAACGTCTTGATTTGGCAGATGGCGGATTTGGTGTCGAAAAAGGAATCCTTAACAGACGGCTCTTTGAATGGCAAAGGGATATTGTGGAATGGTCACTACGCAAAGGAAAGGCGGCTCTGTTCGAGGATTGTGGGCTTGGAAAAACTTTTCAGCAGCTTGAGTTTGCGAACCAAGTGTGTTGGCATGAAAACACCAACGTTATAATCCTAGCTCCGTTGGCGGTGGCGCAACAGACGAAGGCAGAGGGAGAGCGATTCGGAATATCGGTCAATATCATCGAAAATCAAGCCGATATTAAAAAAGGAATCAACATCACCAACTATGAAAAATTAGATAAATTCAACTTTGGAATGTTCGGCGGCGTGGTTTTGGACGAAAGTTCAATCCTAAAGCATAGTGGAAGTAAAATTCGTAGGGAAATAACGAAGATATTTTCAGGCACCCCATTCCGTCTACCATGTACCGCAACGCCTGCCCCAAATGACTTCATGGAAATCGGGCATCATGCTGAGTTTTTGGGCGTAATGAGCCAAGCGGAAATGCTGGCTACGTTCTTCGTGCACGATAGCGGCGACACGTCGAAATGGAGGCTCAAAGGCCATGCGGAGGGGAAGTTTTGGGAGTGGATTGCAAGCTGGGCCTGTGTACTTCAAAAACCGTCTGACCTTGGGTATGACGATGTAGGTTATACGCTACCCCCTCTCATCATTCACGAACATATTGTGAAGTCAACCAACCTAGAGGACATTGACGGTCAAACCCTACTCATACCTCGTACGACAATGAGCCTAAATGAACGCAGAAAGGCGCGGAAACTAAGCCTTGAGGATAGGGTCGGCGTGGCGGCGGATATAGCAAATTCAATTGATGGGCAAGCATTGGTGTGGTGCGACCTAAACGCTGAGAGTGAGGCACTCAAGAAAGCTATCAATGGTGCAGTCGAGGTCAAGGGGAGCGACACTAATAAGCATAAAACTGAATCCATGACAGGCTTTACCGATGGAAGTGTCCGAGCATTGGTAAGCAAACCATCCATTGCCGGGTGGGGGATGAACTGGCAAAACTCCAATAACATGATATTCGTTGGCCTTTCGGACAGTTTTGAAGCGTACTATCAGGCTATCCGCCGCCAATGGCGATTTGGGCAGAAGAGTCCGGTCAACGTTCATCTTGTCATATCGGAAGCCGAAGGGGCTGTGAAAGCCAATATAGAGCGAAAGCAACGGGATACAGAGCGGATGACGCGGGAGCTTATCAAGCATACACAAAAAATACTACAAGCAGAAATCAGGCAGACCACCCGTATAACAGAGGGATATGCCGCGGCAGAGACCATGGTCGTGCCTGATTGGCTGGGGAGGGTAGCGGGATGAACGTAGGAGTTATTGAACAGCACATAACTGATCGATTTGCGCTTTATAACGGAGACTGTGCAGAGGTTCTCAAGGGCATCCCGGATAACACGATTCACTACGAAATCTATTCGCCGCCGTTTGCCAGCCTGTATACATACTCAAATAGTGACCGGGACTTGGGGAATGTCCGTAGCAATGATGAGTTTTTTACGCAATTCAAATTTATTGCGGAGGAGCTTTTCAGAGTTTTAATGCCCGGCCGCATTATGTCGGTACATTGCATGGATATTCCAGCCATGAAGGAGCGGGACGGCAGAATCGGTTTGATTGACTTTCCGGGTCAGCTGATAGCGATGTTCGAGAAAATAGGGTTTATATACCATTCCCGTGTCGCAATTTGGAAAGACCCGCTTGTGGAGGCAACTCGCACAAAGGCACTAGGGCTTATGCACAAGCAATTGTGCAAGGATAGCGCAATGTGCCGGAACGGGTTGCCGGATTATCTGTTGTCGTTCAGAAAACCCGGAACGAACCCGGAGCCGATAGCGCACCCTGGCGGGCTAACCTCGTTTGCCGGAGAAGACGAACCGTGCGCTCCGAGAGTTGAGCCAACGATGAAGGATAGTGATAGGCACAGAAAGGTCAGCATGGTAAAGGAAGACCCTGTCTACTCGCACCACGTATGGAGACGGTACGCATCGCCTGTTTGGATGGATATCAACCAGAGCAATACATTAAACCGTACGAGCGCAAGAGATGAGAAAGATGAGCGGCATATATGTCCGCTGCAACTCGATGTGATTGAGCGAGCACTCACCCTGTATTCCAATACAGGAGATACTGTATTGTCACCATTTTTGGGGATAGGATCTGAAATCTATCAAGCCCTTAAAATGGGGCGAAAAGGGGTGGGTATGGAGCTCAAAGAAAGCTATTATCGTCAGGCCGTTCTTAATTGTGCCAATGTAGCAGAAGAGGATCAGGTTTGTATGTGGACAGGCGAGGGAGCGGAGGGAGAGCCATGCGACACGTAGGAGATATCACCGCCCTTCTCGGTCACGAGTTGGAGCCGGTGGACGTTGTAACCGGCGGTAGCCCATGCCAAGACTTGAGTGTCGCCGGGAAGCGTGAGGGTCTATCCGGCGAACGCTCCGGGCTTTTCATGGAACAAATCCGTATCATAAAGGAGCTGAGGCAAGCAGATGAGCAACGTAGAACAGGTCAGCCTATTCGACCCAGGCACATGGTGTGGGAAAACGTCCCCGGAGCCTTCTCCAGCAACAAAGGCGAAGACATCCGGGTCGTCCTCGAAGAAACGGCAAGGATTGCCGAGCCGGATGCCATTATTTCTAGACCTCCGGGCGGGAAATGGTCAACTTCTGGGTGCATCATGGGAGACGGATGGAGCATCGCTTGGCGAGTTCTCGACGCACAGTTTTGGGGAGTACCCCAACGTCGCCGTAGAATCGCACTTGTCGCAGATTTTGGAGGCCAATCCGCACCCGAAATACTCTTTGAGCGAAACGGCGTGCCGGGGAATCCTGTGGCGAGCGGAGCGGAGAGGGAAGGAGTTGCCAGAGGAGTTGCGGACGGCATTGGAGGCACAGAGTACCTTTCGGGGTGGGATGTCCAAGACAAACGCATATTCAGCGGAAGGGGGGTCTCTCCAACCTTATCCGGATGCGACGGAGGCGGTGGAAGAAATCCGGCGGGAATAGTCTATGCAGGTTTCAACGGCCACAAAAGCATAACAGGATCTATTCAATACGCAGAGGGCGTGTCACCAACGCTTGAAGCTAATATGCCGAGCAACATTTGCGAGATTTGCCGGACAGACCAGACAGGGAGTAACGGTCTGGGAATTTGCGAAGATATAGCACACACGTTAGACGGTGCTACGGGCAAAGCGGTTTTCGAGAGCCACGGCCAAGATTCCCGGTATAGGGGGCCGTTAGACGTATCGCCAACGTGTGCAAGGAAATGGGGAACGGGTGGTGGGAATGTGCCGCTAGTCGCAGGCATAGATTGCCGCAACCATTACGAGAATGATGGTGTGTCGGCTACGCTACAAGCGAAAGAGAGCGGGGGGCAAAGCCTGAATTATATCAATCCCGTAAGGATTGAGCAATCAGTCCGCCGCCTCACACCACTCGAATGCGAACGGCTCCAAGGCTACCCGGACGGGTGGACGGATATCCCGGACTACATACACAACGGAAAGCGGCGCACGGCCAGCGACACGGCTCGGTATCAGGCACTAGGCAACAGCATCGCACTTCCGCCGTGGGTGTGGATCCTCGGGCGCATATCGGCGCAATATGGGCGCACCGCAACGCTGGGTAGCCTGTTTGATGGGATAGGCGGGTTCCCGCTGATTTGGGAGCGGATTAACGGCGGAGGGTCGGCGGCGTGGGCGAGTGAGATTGAGCCGTTTTGTATCGCGGTGACGGAGCATTGGTTTAATGGAGCAGGGGCGGTAATATGAACGGCATAATCCGAGTATTTCCGCAGCGTACATCATACACCCCAACGGACGGCTACAGTTTTATAGGCTCGCCGCCTCCGCTCTTCATACCAGAACATAAAGAAGTCCATATCTCCTGCATATTTACATGGGACAAAGCCGAATGCGAAGAGTTGACCTACCAGTGGGAGGGTCAAACAAATAAGCCGGTCAAACTCGGCGGCCCGGCATACAGCTCACCGGCAGACGAGCACATCCCCGGCATGTACATCAAGCAGAATATTATTTTCACGACCCGCGGCTGTAACAATCGGTGCCAATGGTGCGTGGTGCCACGCATAGAAGGACGGCTCCGGGAGCTACCAATTCATGTGGGGAACATCATCCAAGACAACAACTTCTTGCAAGCCAACCGGGCGCACAAAGATAAGGTCTTCACCATGCTACGCACACAACGAGGTATTTGTTTCAAAGGTGGGCTGGATGTTGGTTTGATAGACACTCACTTCATCGACAACATAACCGGCCTTCGCATTAAAGAGCTCTGGCTGGCTTGCGATACGGATGCGGCGATTCCGAGGTTCAAAGCCGCCGCCGAAAAGCTGGTAAAGGCGGGGTTCAATCGCGAGAAAATTAAGTGCTACGCGCTAATCGGCGACAATATGGCTGAAAACGAAGTTCGATTACGCGAGATATATCACGCGGGGGCTATGCCGTTTGCACAATTGTACCGGGACTTTGGGGGCATGAAAACGGAGTACAGCAAAGAATGGAATGCGTTTGCCCGTTCGTGGCAACGCCCAGCGGCAATCGTCGCACACATGGAAAAAGGTACAGATTTTAGAGATTTCGGAACATGACGGGAGGGAGCAGATTGTGGCAATTAAAATCAGAATCCAGAAGCACGGTGCAATGACCGAGGCGGATCGGTTGCAAGTTGCAACCCTGCTTATAAAAGCCGGGTACACGGCTCGCATCGGTCGAGAACGGCCGGCGGGCAAAGATAGCGGCACATATATCTACTACGTCGAATATTGGGACGGAACGCAATCATGAGCGCATTAGATATGAGCTATGACGGAAGCCTTTATATGGCAGTAACCCCGGACGAGTACGAGCTGCCTTTGGTCGTGGCCGCATCAGCGGCTGAATTGGCAAGGGTGTGCGGAACATCTGAAAGCAACATTCGAGTTCAGATATGTCGCGGATACAATGGGACGAATTCAGGCAGGAAATTTGTAAAAGTTGAGGTTAGAAGTTGTGATGAATAAAAGCGGAATAGGTTGCGAAAATCAGCCGACAACCTCAAATGGAAAAACGCAATATCAAGATAGGGATTGGCTGAGTGAGCAATATCAATCGCTCAAAAGCATTTACGCAATCGCAAAAATATGTGGTTGTCATCCAAGGACGATTCACAGTTGGTTAATTAGGCATGGCATCTCACGAAATAAAAACCGGAACCATTCGGAGGAGACAAGGCGAAAAATGTCGATTGCAAATAAAGGTCGCCCATCTGGTATGCTCGGGAAAAAGCATTCTGATGAAACAAAAAGAAAAATGTCCGAAGGAAGAAAAGGGCCTTTGAATGGGAATTGGAGAGACGGGGCGACTGAGAGGATTCGGAAGTTTCGCAGAACCAAAGAGTATATACGCTGGCGGAAGCAAGTAATAGAATCGGCAAATGGTAGATGCCAGAAATGCGGTCTAGAACTCCCATTAGAGGCTCATCACATTGTTAGTATTCACAAAGACTGGGAGCTGGCGTTAGAACTATCAAATGGAATGGCGTTATGCAAAGAGTGTCATTTGAAAGAAGGTAAAAGGAATGATGAATAAGAGCAAAATCGACTATGTTGATTTTTCATGGAACCCTGTAACCGGTTGTCGGCACGAGTGCCGGAACACATACTGCTACGCCTCAAAGCAAGGCAGACGGTTTTGTGGGGACATCCGGGCGAACAAAACCTCGCCACAGATTCAGATGCTAGACGGCGGCTTATACATACTGGACGAACCGTTCAGGAATAGTGCCGGAAAGGTTGTACCTCTCCCGGCCGGGTTCGAGCCGACGCTCCACAAATACCGACTGGAGATGCTGAGCCGGAAAAAGAAGCCCGCCAACATCTTTGTCGGGAGCATGGCGGACGTGTTTGGTGAGTGGGTGCCGGATGAGTGGATTACAGCTGTATTTGATGCTTGCGCCGCAGCTCCGTGGCATAAATACCTGTTCCTTACGAAGAACCCGGCGCGGTACGGGGAACTCGCCGAAAAAGGTCTGCTCCCGGATGCTCTGAATATGTGGTTTGGCTCCACGACAACGAGGCAGGAGGATATGTTCTGGTGGAGCAAATGCCATAACACGTTTGTGAGCATTGAACCGTTGATGGGGGTATTTGAGCCGCCGGATAATCCCATGAAGAAGGTGGATTGGGTCATCATTGGTGCTGAAACGGGTTGTCGCCGCGGCAAGGTCGTGCCGGAACAGGTATGGGTAGAGAATATCGTCGTTGCCTGCCGGGAACTTGGGACTCCTGTATTCATGAAAAAGAACCTCGCTGCCGTGTGGGGCGAGCCGTTGATTCAGGAATACCCTACTAGGTTGAATGCACAGGCGAGAGACAATCATGAGTTCGACGAGGCCCGATTTACGGAGGAGGTGCCGCGCAATGAGTAAAATTTCGCAAAACGACATGGAGTATCTGCAAGACATGGTGGACAGAGGGGAAATGACCGCTGCACAGGCGAATGTTGAAAAAATACGTATGGCGCGAGTCTTAGTAGTAAAGAAGCTACCGGCCGATGTGCTCTCTGCGCTCAATGCCGCAGTTAAAATCGGCGAGCTGTGCCATAAAAAGAAAGACGGGCAGAAGCCGGAAGTTTATTATCATCCGATTTGGCCAACGAAGAACGTAATCGCGCCGAACGGCAGGTGCTTGATGCGCTAGTGGGTGTTATGGCTAGGCCTAAAACATAAATGGAGGAACGACGATGGAACGGTTGACAGAAAGAATTCCATATGGCGCGTGTGAGGGCGTGGCGGTGCAAATTGACTGCCCCACGTATGACTGCATGAACGGGTGTTTGGACAATAGTGCTTGCGTAGAAAAACTCGCCGCCTACGAGGATACTGGCCTCACGCCTGAAGAAATAAAAGAGGTTGGCTGCCATATATACGGGCCGATTCATAAGGAGATTGCCGCATATAGAAGGTCTGGCCTCGCCCCGGAGCGTGTAGCAGAGCTGGCCGCGGCGGAGCGGGATGGGCGGCTGGTGGTGTTGCCGTGTAAAACAATTTTTGACCCGGGATGGGATGCCGGGCCACCGTGTGCCTTTCTTTGCCCTGAAAGAATAGAGGGAGAAACTGAAGAACCGTGCCATCGGTGTAGAGATGGAATGCCTTTTGTCCATGAAAGACCATGTACGCAAGATGATATTAAAAATATTGGCAAAACCGTATTTCTCACCCGCGCCGAAGCCGAGGCAGCACTAGCGAAGATGCAGGAGGGGTACTGATGAAAACAATTGAAAACGGCATAAGAGGGTATCACAGCGATTACGCAGACATCGCAGAAAGACTGAAAAACGGCTTAACAGAAGATGATGCTAAGCTCAAAGAAGGCGAAATAAACTATCCAACTATGGCGGTAATGGCATATCAAGCGGCAGCACTATATGACTGCCGCTGGCAAGCTGCCTGCGAGGTGATTGATATAATCGCCGCCAAAATAGGATTAAACGCCGAAGAATTAGGTTTAAATTTTTACGGCGTGAGCAGGGATAGTCGAACGAAGACTGCAAGCTCACCACTCGCAGACAGGATAGACGAATACTTTGACCGAAGCGGCGACAAGGTTAAGCTGAAAAAAGAGATTAGTGAGTTGAAAAAAGAAAATACTCTGTTGCGGGATATGTTGCGAAGACAGTACTAGGTGGAAAGCAAATGAACAAACGACCGAAATCATGGATAATCCCAATTGCCCTGATATTTCTTGCCCTCGTCGCCGTGATTATCGTGGGTTACATCGCCGCAGAGCCGCCCCCGGTCGAACATCCGGGTATTGAGTTTTTGGGCGAAGGGGTCGAAGCTGTTGTTCCGACCTCGCCCGTCCGCACCGAGATGCCGGAGATTATAATCAGGACGTTTGTGCCTGATTTGCCGTGTGAGGAGGAAGAGGAGTATGACGTTGTTCCGTGCTGTGAGGCATTGGAACTCGACACGCTGGCAGGGAAATAGGAGGGAAGATTGCAATGAGTGGAGACAAAAAGAAAGGTATGGCAGAGCAAATCTCTGAGGCCCTTATGTCTATGCTTTGTGAATATCGCCGTAATACCGGGAAACCAGCCAAGGCTATTTTCATGGGGATGGATTTAGTGCAATACCTTGAAGTACACGACAGAGAAAAGTTTATTTATAAGGCAGGGCTTATCGAACTTCAAGGAATTCCGGTATATTATGCCGCTGACGGAATCCTTGGAGTAGGGGAAGCCGTCCAAATGGAAAGGATGTTCACGGATGGAAGTCAATAAAAAATACAACGATTACGACCTCAAAAAAGCCCTAGCCCGGCGGCACAAAAAGGATATGTTTTTCACCGAGGTAAAAGATGGCCCAACACATTCCGTCCGCCACCACAGCAAAATAGATGCTCTTTCAATCAGTCTCTCGTGGCTGAACTTTTCGATAATCGGATACGAGATAAAGGTCAGCCGGTCGGATTTCCTCCGAGACGAGAAATGGCGAGCGTATCTCCCGATGTGTAACCAGCTCTATTTTGCTGTAGCCCCCGGTGTATGTGACCCGGCTGAGGTGCCGGATGTGTGCGGGTTGGTGACGATGACCGCAAAAGGAGGCCTGCGAATCGTGCGAAAAGCCCCGTGGCGGGAAATTGACGAGCCGGTCAATATGTACAAGTATCTGATGTTTACATACCTCGGTGCAAACCCCAGCGGTAGCCGCATGACACGGGCAGAGGACATTACACGAGCGGATCGCCTAGCGATGTGGCGGGACTACCTTGATGATAAGGAAACGATGCGTGAGATTGGCCGCCGTGTCGGCGGGAAATTTAGTCGAGAAATGCAAACGATGATGAAAAAAGCCGACATGTATGACCGGACGACAATTGATGCAGACGAAAGAGACAAGGCGCTTTATGAGATATGTAAGGCGTTGGGCATTGCTTCTCATGCTTGGCGACCAGCGGAGCAATGTCTGCGTGAAATCGAGCGCATGAAGGGTTCTGGTGGCATCACAACCAAGATGGAGGCCGATATCAAGAATATCCACCGGATGACGGGGGATTTGGTCAAAGCCATTACACCAGAGGGCGGAGGGGAGGGCGCAGTATGAGCAACATCCGCAGAATAAAACACCTGGCCTCGCATTCCAAGAAGGTGCGTGTCAGAAAGAAAAACAAGAAACGTCTTATAAGGCTTTGGGACACACTTGGCTGGCAACGTATCCCGGATGCTTTTGGTCGTTTGTCTGTAGCAGTACGTACGACGGGGTTTGCTGTTGAGGAATTTAGCCGCATTATGCAGACGTACGAGATGACGGACACCATAGACATCGAAAACCCGCACGAGAGCGAATTTTGGATAGACGAATCATCCGCGCCGCTCCCCGTACTGTTTGAACAAACATACGGGTTAGGTGATACCGTGTATGATTATCCGGTCTGCCCTCGGTGCATAGAGCCTACATACTCGCAACTGAACTGCCCGTTTTGCGGGCAGAGATTTTTGGAGGAGGGCGACCATGCAATATAAAATCAACAACCCGAGTGACCCGTACACCTTTTTGGCAGAGAGCCGGGAGGTAGCCGCACTCGTCATACTCTTACTCGGCCCGGCATACGGAGCCACGCCGGAGAGCGGAGAAAAAGGAGTGCCGATATTCATGCTCGGCGGTGCAACGGAATGGTACGAGGGGACCTTTGGCCGAACCCCGGACGAGGGTGTCAAGGCACTTGGAGCTGATGTGGCAGATGCTCTTGAAAGTGTGATGCTCGGAAGCTTTGAGGATAGGCGCAGATATACCGCCGCACTTGAGGCCATAGATGACCCGGAGAAACGCCGGAGGTTCATGGAGGAATGGCAGGACGGGCGTACGAGCATGAACAATATTGGGAAACGGTGCCACGACATTGCACGTGCTATCCGAAACGTGTACACGGCGAAAGGCGGGGGCGAATCATGAATATACACAAGCAAATTGAGTACCTAGTATGCCAACAAATTGAGTACCTAGTATGCCAAGAGCTGGCGGAGGCAAGAACCAAGCACGGCCGCCGCTTTAACTCCCCGCACGAGGGCTATGCCGTCCTGCTGGAAGAGTTTGAAGAAATGCTGGATGGTGCAAACAACATAGGAGAGGTGTTGCCTTATCTTTGGCAGGATACCAAGCAAGATGCACCGCAGGCGAGCCTTTGTGGTTGGATGCCTCGGATTAAGGCAGATGCGATAAACGTAGCCGCCGAGGCTATTCAAGTGGCGGCAATGGCGGTGAAGTTTTCGGAGAGCTTTTCGAGAGAGGAGGGAGCGTAAAATGCAAAACGGGAAAGCAAATGTTGCGGCCGTTGCCACGGGAGCGATGGCAGAAATGGTATCAATCTTTTTCAAGCAACTCGTGGAGCAAGGATTTACACGAGACGAGGCGATGCAGTTGACACAGGTACACCTTGAGACTGCAATGACGAGAGCCGTGTCGAGGCCGCAAAATCAAAAATAAAGCTCGGAGGACGTTTTAGTGTGATTAAACTACATAAACCAGCGGAAATAGTAGCTTGCGTTGAAAATATGGATAGAATCCGGCGCGAAATTATCGAGAGCCGTAATATGGCGCAGGCTCGGATTGCTGAACTTGAGCGCGACCAGTCTGACATTACCCATGAGATCGAGCGTAAGCGTTGCCGTTATGCGGATAGGGCGAGGCTTGCAACCAAGCTACAAGCAGTATTGGCGGAGCGTCGTGTCTTGAAAGACTGGTTGCACAAGACAAAACGGATTGCAAGTGTTATCGAGAGTAATAGCGGTGTGAACGCGCAGAAGTGGACAAACGAGCTTTTAGGCGTTGCACGGGAGGCGGCGAAACAGGCTGCACTACATGATTCGGCGTAAATAGAGAACAGCCCGGCAATAAGCCGAGCTGCTCCTCGCAGGGTGGATGACATAATGCTGTTGTGGTGACTTCATTATACCAATATTCTGCGGAGGTGTCAACACATGGAAAAAGGGCCAATGAGCAAGCGGCGGCTGGAGCAGTATAAAAGCCTCCAAAGTGAAATTGCTATGCTGGGGGAGCAGATTCTATCTGCAACAGCCAGCGACGGCGTTGTGACTGACATGGTGCGCGGCTCTGCTGCGGAGCACCCGTACACGTCCCAAAACATTGTCATACAGGGGCACGGGTCGCCGAGAGTGAGTAGGTTGGCGGCGCGGCGGCGGGAACACGAGGCGGAGTGCGCCGCCGTAGAGGAGTACGTCGAGGCGGTAGAGGATAGTGTTATACGCCAAATTCTCACATGGAGGTACCTTTTGGGCGAATCCGTAGAGGAAACTTCCCGGATGGTGGGGTATAGTAAAAGTCAGGTGGATAGGAAGTTGAAAAACTTTTTTGAAAAGATGCGCCATTATGCGCCATTATGAGGTTGAATGCGCCATTTTCCGTGTGTTATTATTATCATGTAAAAATCCGAATCACCATAGCCGCCCCTTTCGCCGGGGGCGGTTATTTTTTGTGGAAGGAGGCTCGACTGGCACCGCGCTTGCTCCTTGGCTCGGTGTAACCCTTACCGCCTGTCATATCGCCAATGGCGGCAACGGAAGGGAAACATACAAAGGGGTCTTATTTTTGAAGATTATCAGAAAGAAGATTGATGAACTAATCCCGGCTGGCTACAACCCAAGGAAAACGTTGACGCCGGGGGATGCAGAGTATGAGCAAATCAAACAGTCGATTCTAACCTTTGGTTTGGTGGAACCGGTTGTGTGGAACAGCAGAACCGGCAATGTTGTTGGTGGCCATCAACGGCTGGTTGTGCTACGTGACCTTGGGCACGAAGAGATTGACGTGAGCGTGGTCGATTTGAGCGAAACGCAGGAGAAGTCGCTCAATATCGCTTTGAACAAAATTATGGGCGAATGGGATGACGAAAAGCTGACTGCGCTACTAGAGGAACTGGCGGCAGACGCAGATGAAATGATGCTGGGGCTTACCGGATTCACAGATGAAGAGCTCAGCGAGATATTTGCTACTGAGTACGTGGATACCGCCATTGCTTTTGACGGCGATGACGAACTTCCGCCGAGTCGGGAGGCACGATTCACCTACCAAGAGCAGTTCGGTGTCATCGTTATATGCAAAGACGAAGGCGAGCAGCAGTCCGTTTATGAAACGCTTACCGCACAAGGATTCTCCTGTAAGGTGGTGGCGACGTGAACGAGCTGACGAAAATCGCCATCCATAACAGAACCTCCGATTTTAACAGCTATCGTGCGGCGCGGGTGAAGAGCCTGTTCAATGCAGAGAGCGGCTGTAACTTCGACTTGGAAGCGGAACTGGACCTTACAGGCAGCTGGCAGATTGGGGTAGTGGTCGGGCCGAGTGGGTCCGGCAAGTCCTCAATCGGCAAAGTCATCTTCGGGGAGAACCTGATGCACGATTATACGCAGGGCTGGGCAAAGGATAGGCCAATTGTGGACGAAATTGCGCCGGACGGCGACTTTAACGAGGTCACCGGGGCATTGGCCAATGTCGGCCTCGGTGATGTTCCTGCGTGGCTCCGGCCGTTCCATGTTCTATCGAACGGGGAGCAGTTCCGTGCGGGACTGGCTCGGCTTATTTGCATGAGGGCCGAGCGTGTCGTTGTTGACGAGTTTACCTCTGTCGTAGATCGGCAGATTGCACGGATTGGCTCACAGGCCTTTCAGAAGGCGTGGCGGCGCACCAATCCAAAAGGAAAGGTGGTGTTGCTTTCCCCACATTACGACATCTTAGACTGGGTACAGCCCGACTGGGTTTTTGATACCAAGACAAAAGAGTTTGAACGTGGGTGTCTTCGGCAAAGGCCAAAGATTGAACTCTCGATTCTCAAGACGGACGGCAGTTACTGGCCGCACTTTAAGCACCATTACTATTTAGACCTGCCTATGCCGCCGGCCGCAGAGTATTTTGTCGGTGCGGTGGACGGGGAGCTTGCTTGCCACCTCTCCGTTTCCCCGCTGTTTACAGCTCGTGCGTACCGTGCAACACGGCTTGTGACGATGCCGGAGTGGCAGGGGGCGGGCGTTGGGCTCCGCTTCCTCGAATGGGTATGTCAGCACCACCTTGAGGGGAACGGCCGGAAAGGTCGCAAATACGCAACGTTCTTCCACACGTCGCACCCGCAGTTATGTATGGCCCTGCGCCGGGGCAAACGATGGGTGCAAACTAGTGCCATGCTGTACGGCGATAACAAAGCCCGCAGCGCGCGAAGCATTGCCAAATCGCAGGCTCGGCAGGTCGGAAAAAAGAAGGACACGATTATCGGAGTCGGCTACGGCGGCCATTTTCGTGCGATTCAGGGGTTTAAGTATGTCGGGGCGGCGTAGCACCGATGGGCTGGCGGTATTCGTCTACGGCGCAAGCGACGGTGTCACACAGCCTATGATTCAAGCCTGTCTCGGGCTGGTAGAAAAAGAGCACCGGCACGAGCCGGATATACACAAGGCCGACCTTGCGATTGCACCGCTGTTGACGACGTTCCTCGCAACGGAGGAGATACTTATGCCCCGGATGGGGACGCTGGTGTTTCATCCGTCACTACTGCCCCGGCACCGGGGCGGGGACGCAATCAAGTGGGCGTTCAAGTTGGGGGAGGCGTACAGCGGTGTCACGTGGTTCTGGCCCGATGAGGGAATAGACAGCGGCGATATCTGTGAGCAAGAGGTCGTGGGGATTCTTCCGGGAGAAAGTCCACGGGAGTTTTATCAGCGAGCAGTCATCCCAGCGGCCGTCAGGTCACTTGGGCGGGCGTTGGAGGGAGTCGCCAGCGGAATGCCACGGAGGGTACCGCAACAGTTGGAACACGGTTCATACGAGCCACGGATAAGAAAGTGATGTGTACCAATGACACCGTTGCGGGCTGAAGCTCGCAGCGGTGTCAATTATTTATAAACAATGCGGAGTGGATGCAGCGGTAGCACGTCGGCCTCATAAGCCGAAGGTCATGGGTTCGAATCCCATCTCCGCAACCAAGGGGAAGCAAGCAGGCACACAGAAGTTGGCTACCTGTTTGTTTTTATCCACACCGCGCACGCCTAAAAGTCGGCTGTCGGCACGGCGGCTTGCGAAACAATACGACTTCAAGCGAGGTGGTGATGTGCCAAGTGCAAGAAGTCCCGAACGGGATAAGGCTTACGAAATATACCTCCAGCATGGTGGTAATATTACAAATCGGCAGATTGCCGAGCAGCTCAGCATCGATGAACGTGTTGTAGCGGTTTGGAAGAACCGAGACGGTTGGGTTAAAAAAACGAGCGTTGTACAACACGGAAACGAGCGTTGTACAACACAGGCGAAACCGCGGAACAAAAAGCGCAAGCCGGGCGGCCAACCGGGAAATAAGAATGCGGTTGATGGCAACGGTGGCCCCCCGCCACGCAATCAAAACGCTGCTAAACACGGCGTCTATGCCAACGTGTTTTTTGACACGCTTGACGTCGAGGAGTGGGATTTGATTGATAACCTACCAGCCGATGAACTCGCTCACCTTTTTGATGAGGTAAAGCTCCTTACTGTTCGAGAGCGGCGGCTCATGCGGAAAATACAGCAAATTCAAGTGCGGGGTGAAAAATCCCGCGGGCTGATTATCAATAGCGTCATTCGTTCGGAAAAGAAGCGGGAATTTGACAGCGAAGCCGACGAAAAACTTTACAACCGCATCCAACAAGAGAGAATTGCTGACGGCAAAAAACTGCCGGGGCGTACAATTGATGTGAGCACCGCGACCTATGACAATAGCGACCTTTTGCTACGTGCCCACGCAGAGCTTACCCGTGTACAATCGCAAAAGGCCAGAGTGCTGGCTCAAATACATCAAATGGACGTTACACGGGAACGCATTGACTTAGAGCGCAGGAAACTTGACCTAGAACTTGCAAAAGTCGAATTTGCGCAGCAAGTTCAGGTGGATGAAAACGAGGATTCAAGCTCTAACTTCCTAGAAGCTATGGGCGGTGCGGTTTCCGATATATGGGGGGGTGGTGACGGTGCAGAAAACGGCTGATTTCCCTATCCAATTTGACCGGCGGCTCACCGCCCTAACGTTACACCTTGCAAAGCAGCGTAGCCGCAGGCGAGAGACTAAACCGTTTGAGTATAAGCCTTTTAGCCTAAAGCAAAAAAAGATTTTGACATGGTGGCATCCTGATTCGCCGGTAAGCCACAAGGAGGGTATTATCGCCGACGGAGCCATACGCTCTGGCAAAACAACGGCGATGTCTATTTCCTACGGCCTTTGGGCTATGCACATGTTCGACCAGCAAAACTTTCTCATCTGTGGAAAGACTATCGGCTCTCTACGGCGAAACGTCATCCGGAACTGGACACGGCAGATGAGAGCACTCGGGTACCGCGTGAAAGACCGCCGGACGGACAATCTGCTGATTGTAACGAAGGGCGAGGTTATAAATTACTTTTACCTGTTTGGCGGGAACACAGAGGGTAGTCAAGACCTCGTACAAGGCATCACCGCGGCGGGTGTTTTCTTTGATGAAGTGGCTCTAATGCCACAATCTTTTGTTGACCAAGCAGTTGGTCGCTGTTCGGTGGAAGGTTCAAAAATGTGGTTTAACTGTAACCCCGGCCACCCAAAGCATTGGTTCAAAACAGAGTGGCTTGACAAGCTTTTGAGCAACAAGCCGGAAGGTACTGATGAGTTCAACGAGGACGGGGACGCTATTTACAAAGACCTCGTCCATCTACATTTCACCATGGACGACAATCCATCTCTGAGCGAGAAAGTAAAGGCTCGGTATCGCACGATGCACTCCGGCGTGTTCTATCGGCGTTTTGTGCTTGGTCTGTGGGTTGCTGCCGAGGGTGTGATTTATGAGCAGTTTGTCAATTACAACGATGTTTTTATCCTAAAGCCAGAAGAAGTGCCAAAGAAATTCTCCAAAATCGTGCTTGGAATTGACTGGGGCGACAACAAGAGCGGTCATTCGTTCACAGCTACTGGCTATATGGGGAATTATACCGGGATTGTCCCATTGCGCACAGAGAAACACGCCGCAAAAGAGTTGACACCAGCGATGCTTGAGCAAAAGGTAACCAGCTTTGTCAAGCGTGTAATTGCTGATTTTGGACCTATCAGCGAAATCTACTGCGACCACATCAATACCTACATCAACGGGTGCCGTGTTGCGCTGGAGAAAGAGGGAATCTATGTGCCGATTACGACGGCGTACAAGTGTCCGGTAATTGAGAGAATTCTGGTAGTACAGAAGATGTTGGCTCTTGGGTCGCTGAAACTAACCAGAGAATGCGAATCCCTAGTGGATGCGTTAAACATGGCCGTGTGGGATTCCAAGCGGCCGGACGAACGCCTCGACAACGGCACATCGGACATAGATAGCCTTGACAGCTTTGAGTATAGCTTCAGTACCTACATCGACCTATTTACTCGGAATTTGAGCAGAAAATAAGCGAGGCAAACGGAAATGTTTGATACAGTTGAAATAATTAAATCAAGCGAAATCCGCCAAAATCCAAATTTTCAACGTCCGTGTACTGTGATAGCTACGGCGCATGCCAAGATTTATATGCCGCTAGAGGAGCTGGTAGATTTGCAATCTGAACATGAGCGGCTCACTAAGGAACTTGTAAAGGCGCAGGAGGGTTTGGAGCGGTAGCGGAAGAAGTTCTCAAACGAGGCGTTCGTGCAGAAGGCGAAAGAGCATGTCGTGGCCGCCGAGCGGGAGAAGGCGGAGCAGTTGGAGGCTTTGATTCGGAATTTGCAGGAGAGTTTGCGACAACTACGGGGAGGAACAACATTGTGAGTAATTGTTCACAAAATCCGCCACGGGCACCTTGGGACGGGCTTGTCCGCTCAAAGAGTGTTACCGCCCTTCGTGAAAAAGGCGGTGCTTTTTGGTATTACAACGGGGAAGAATGGAAGATTGTGGCCAGCGAAAACGGGCAAGGCCCGCCGGGACCGATGGGGCCTCCCGGTTCGACTGCACCTGCGGAAGCGGCGCAGGAAGCGGCAAACCAAGCTCTGGCTGCCATCGAAGAACAAGAACAACGAATCGCCGAATTGGAAGAGTACAGGCCAAAGGTTCTGATAGAAATTTTTCTTTCCTCCGGCACGTTTCAGCCCGCGCGGTACGGTATCTTCGACCAAATGGCGGATATATATATCGTCGGCGCCGGTGCAGGTGGCACAGTTAACGGTGGCGCAGGCGGCGGGGGGCGCACGATCCTTGCACGAAATGTCCGCTTGAACCGAACAAGCTATAACATCACCATCGGTGCAGGCGGCGCGGGTGGTGTAAACGCCGCTGCGCCGTTGGGGAGTAACGGCGGCACGACTACCGCGTTCGGGCACTCTGTCCGTGGGGGCCTCGCCAGCCCCGCCGAAAGAATGCTTGACGGCGGTCCCGGCGGTTCCGGCGGCGGAGCCAACGGCGGAGATGAAGTAGGTGGGACCGGTGGCTTCGGTGGTGGTGCGGGCGGCACGGGTGCCGGAGAACACGGACGCGGCGGCGACGGTGCCGGGTCAATAGGGACATATCCAACCAATCCCTACGACGGCGTGATGTATGGCTGCGGCGGCGGTGGCCCACGTGCAAATGGCGGCGGAGCGGGCGGCAGCGGTAGCGGTGGAGACGGTCCCGGGAGAAACGGTTCGTTTGGTGGCGGTGGCGGCGGCAGCAGGAATGGAAATGCCGGAAACGGTGGGGTCGGCGGCGGTGGCGGCGGAGCGGCACAAGGCACAGGCCGTGCAGGCAACGGTGGTGCAGGGTTGGTATATATATACGCCTATCGACCGCATGAGCCGTGCTGCTGTGAAGATGAAGAGTGGGAAGAATTTTCGGCAACGACGGCGGAGGTCTCCAAGTTGTCAAAAGGCAAGTTAGTTACTGCTTCTGGTGAGCTGACATTTGCAGATGTTGCGGATTATGAAGCCGAGGCCCAAGAAAAGGGAACCTATGTCGCCGTGCTTGCGAACGGGAAATGTATTGATGTCTCCGCATTTTGTGACATTGGTACGGCAGAGAAATTTTTGATGGATGGCGTATGGCCGGGTGCCGATGGTGTTGTAGTTTTGCCAGAAGGATATGGCATCGGTGATGCTTTCGACGGTGTGGCGTGGAGCAAACAGAGGTTGCAGGAAGAGGGGGGAGCGCATGGGCTGGCTTGACATTTTTAAACGGAAAACTGCCCCGCAGACATCAACGTCTGCGGGGCAAACTGCGGCTCATAATACGGTCGTAGCCGACCGCACGGTCAGAAACCTTGCTCTTGCGCAGATGATTTATGCCGATAGCCCGCCTTGGCTGGACGAGGAAAGCCCGGCGTTAACAAGTAGCGGCCTTGGGCCGTTGATTGCGGCTGAGGTCGCCCGTCTAATCACGATTGAAGCGAAGATATCTGTGGACGATGACGAGGCTCTCAACGGCACGCTGCAACGCTATCTATTGAACAATCTGCGCCACGAGGTCGAGAAAGGCTGGGCGTTAGGTGGCTTGATTATGAAGCCATACTACCGCAATGCGACGTTGCGCCTCAACGAAGACGGCACCGTCGTAGACGGCGGAGTTAGCGGGAATATGAAGCTTGCATTTTTGTACCCGTCGAAATTTCTGATCCATGACTACGATACTGCAGGCGCAATCATTGATGTATCAATGTTCTCTACTATTACGCAGGATTCACAGTTCTACACCTTGGAAGAGCGGCAGATGTTCGACGAATCCGCAAGGATGTTGACAATTACCAACAAGGTATATCGCACAACGATGAAGCCAACGGTTTACAAGTGGGATAATCTCGGCGCGGATTTGGTGCCGCTCGGTTCAATAGAGCGGTGGCAGCACATTCAATCAAAGTACGTATTCCAAAAGATGCGCGGTGTTTTGCTTGGGTTCTATAAACCCGCGATGTGCAACAACACAGACCTTGACAGTCCGTACGGGATGAGCGGACTTGTGCGGGCGGCAAACGCACTCAGGCGGGCAGATTTGACAACGAACGCACTCGATTGGGAAATGGACACCAGCCTTGCTAGATTATTCATTGATGCGGTTTCCCTTAACCCGACAGAGGAAAACCGGCTGCCGAGGAAACTCAGCAAAATGGTAGTCAAGCTCCTTGGTAGTGGAGAAAAACGCTACTTCGAGCGGTTTGCGCCGGACATTCGCCATACGAGCTACTTAGAGACACTCAATCAGCACCTTATGAGCGTGGAGGAAAACGTTGGGCTGGCACACGGGACGATTTCACAGGCTCCGGCAACTGCAAGGACGGCCACAGAAATCGTAATGATGAAGCAACGCACGATGGCTACGGTCATGGATAACCAGAAAGCTCTTGAGTGTGCCATTCGGCAGCTCGTTGATGCGATGCGCGTCTGGGCGAATCCGACGAAGCTGCAGGACGAGGAAGTCAAGATGACTTTCGATTGGGACGACAGCATTGTCAGCAACCCGGAAGACCAACTCAAATCCCACCTCGCGCTTCAAGCGAGCGGTAATATTGCCCCGTGGCGCACCAATATGGCGTTCTTCAACATGAATGAGAAGGACGCAAAACGGATGTGGATGGAGGCGCAAGGACACATATTCGATGATGCAGGCCAAAGCGAGAGCCCTGATGACGCTTTGGACGGGTTAAAGACATCTGGCAGCCCCTTGACAGCGCAGGGAAGGGTGATAAACCGTGCTATCTCCGCAGGAACTGAGTAGGTTTGCAGACCAAATCGTCCCAATATATCAGGAGTTGGAGGAATATGTACTCCAAGACCTAGCAAGGCTCACCCGCGGTGTAGTAGACGGTGTGAATGCCGGGTCAATCCAATATCATGCGGAATTTCTTGGTGATGTCAATGTGTCGATGCAAGAGATTGAACGGCGGGTGCGAGAAATCAATGGCCAAGCGATTCCGCACTTCAATGAGCAGTTTGAAGTAGTAAACCGCCGCAGTTTCAATCGGGAGAAGGCTATGCTTGCCCCCGGCGACCCGTCTTTCACGATGACCGCCGCAAAAACAAGCTTCGTTCAGCAAGCGGCGGCAACGGTAGGTGCGCAGTTCGTCAGCTTGACCGGGTCGCTCGGGATGGGTGGTATGCAGCTCCAGCAGTTTTATACACAGACGCTTAATTTTGCGTTTGCGCAGGCCTCTAGTGGTGTGTTCAGCTACGACCAAGCAATACGGTTAGCAGCTCAACGGCTACGAGGGAAAGGACTTCAAACAATACATTGGGCATCTGGCCGCAAAGAGTCTGTCGAATCGGCGGTGCGTCGGTCGGTGCTTACGGGATTGAAACAAGCGACCAACGCGGTGAGCGATCTGAATGCTAACGAGCTAGGGTGTGACGGCTGGGAAATCACGGCGCACATGGGCGCGCGGCCAACCCACAAAGAGTGGCAGGGCAAGCAGTTTGCCCGTTATAAAGGGCGGACACAGGGGTTTTCGCTGTTTGACGAGGTTGTTGGTGACCAAATGCAGGAACCGAACTGCCGTCATACCAAATTTGGTATTTTTCTTGGGCAGTCGCCGGTATGGTCGCCGGAAGACCTTGCGGGCATTGACCCGCCGGACTTCGAGTTCATGGGTAAGGAGTACACGGCCTATACTGCGAGCCAGAGGCAGCGTGAGCTGGAACGGAGAATTAGGCAATCGAAGCGGGATGTTGTGATTGCCGAGGGCATGGGCGACGAGGAAATGACCCTCACCCAACGCTCTAGGCTTGTGCAGCAACAAAGACAATACAGGGAATTTAGTCAGGCTGCAGGGTTGCCTCGGCAGCCTGAACGCTTATGGGCGGCCTAAAGATTGAGTATGCCTCCACAAGGGGTTTACGATAAAAAAACATAGCCGACGGGCTGAAAACGGAGGAGACGTAATGTCTGATACCACAACAACCACGGGGACAACCCAAACAACCACAACGGGTACGGTGACCGCAACGCCGGACAATCAGCAGGGGGTAGCGGATGGTGCCACACAGGCCCAAACAACGTCGCAGGCATCGACAACTCAGCCCGCTGGTGAATCGGTGAGAATGTACGATGAAAAATCGTATAACGATTTCGGACTGAAGCAATTCAACGCTGGTTTGATGAAGGCGATGAAAGATGCTGGATTCACTCCGGGGTCGGAAAAGGACTTCAAGGCTGCTTTGGTGGCGTTCAAAGCCCATCAAGAAAGCCAAAAGACCGAGGCGGAGAAGCAGGCTACCGCTTTGCAAACCGCTCGGCAGGAGAGGGATGCGGCTGTAGCAGCGGCGCAGGAGTACGAACGTGCCGAGGCCGTTCGTGCCGCAGGCGTCGATGCACAGTTTGCAGGGTACGTGGCGTTCGAGGTTGGAAAACTCGTAACGGATACGGCAGACTTCAGGACTGCTCTGGCGACGTACCTAAAAGCCAATGCAGAAAGGTTCAACAAAGCACCTGATACGAGAAGTGTACAGGTGACTACAGACCCGCCGAAGGCCGATGCCACGACGGACGATTTCGATTTCGGATTCACCGGGGTTCGGCCAATGGACAAAAAACAATAGGAGGCAGAAGAAACTATGGCAGCTCTAAACTATGCAGAACGGTATCAACGGGCACTCGACCAAGCGTTTCCGTACGTTCTAAATTTCGGTGCGCTACGCACGACTTCGAACAATCGGATTTTCCGCTGGGTTGATGCGCAGACGATTAAAGTGCCGACCATTAGCGTGACTGGCCGCGTGAACGCCAACCGTGACACGATTGAGACTGCGCAGCGGCGTTACAACAATGATTGGACACCGTTGACGCTTAAAAATCATCGGAAATGGAGCACGCTTGTACATCCGTTGGATATCAGCGAAACCAACATGACAACCACAATTCAGAACATTACCAGAGTGTTCAACGAAGAAGAGAAGTTCCCGGAGATGGACGCCTATCTGATTTCCAAACTACATGCCGAGTACATTGATGCAGGTGGCACAGTTGACCAAGGTGCGCTCACGACGGCTAATGTTCTCGAGAAATTCGACGCAATGAATCTTAAAGCGACGCAAGCACGCACCCCGGCAAACGGCAGGTTGCTATATTGCACGCCGGAGGCTGCTAAGACCATTCGGAACGCGCAGGGGCTTCAGCGCACGCTCGACTTGAAGGACAACACTCGTCGCTGGACAACTGCGGTTGAGGGTATTGACCTTGTGGACATCATTGAGGTTCCGGCAGAGCTGATGATGACGTTGTACAACTTCACCGAGGGCTGGACTCCCGGTGCGGGTGCTCGCCAGATTAACATGATGCTCGTGCATCCCTCGTGCGTAATTACACCCACGCAGTACCAGTTCTCGCAACTTGACCCGCCGAGTGCAGGTTCCGAAGGCAAGTGGGTGTATTTTGAGGAATCTTACGAGGATGTGTTTATCCTGAAGCACAAAATCGGTGGCATCCAATTCCAAGTCGCTCCGGCCTAAATTCAGCCTATTAAGGCAACACCATAGGAGGTGAATATCATGCCGACTGTACAGCGCAAAAATGTTCAACTGACGGTGAACGAAGCGGATGTTCCGGGTTTTGAAGCCCAAGGGTACAAAGTCATTGACCTTGCGAAATCGACGGCGCAGCCGAAGGCTCCAAAGCAGCCCAAAGACCCGAGGCCGACGGCGCAGCCGAAGGCTCCGGCAGTTTCGCCCGAATCGCCCGAAGGAACGAAGGGCGGTGATGGGTAATGGCGACGGTGACAATGAAGAAAGCCGGGGCGCAGATTACCGTATCAGCAACTAGGCGCAACTACTACGAGACCCTCGGTTACGTAGTGGTCAAGTCTGAACCCGTTGCGGCGAACCCGCAGGCCGAGAGGAAACCGCCAACGAACAAGCCCACGGCCGGGAAGCCGACGGCGACAGATGAAAGCGAGGGATAGCTGATGTATGCAGACTACGGTTTCTATAAAGAACACGGATCCGGGAATATCCCGGAAGAGAAGTTCCCGCGTATTGCAAGACGGGCACAACAACAGATTGATTACGTGACCTTCGACCGCGTCTCGGCTCATTCGCTGGGGGAATTGTCGTGGGAGCGTATCAAGATGTGCCTGTGCGAGCTTGTTGACCATCTATGGGATGTCAGCTTGACGATTGAGCAGGACGAAGATGGCATCTCAGGGGTAATCAGCAACGAGCGTGTAGGACCGTGGTCTGCCAGCTACCAACTGCCGCAACATTTGCTTTCGGAGAATCTCGACGAATCAATGCACAAAATCTGCCAGCGATGGCTGACAAGACCAATAAATCTTATGTATGTAGGGGTGTCATGATATGTCTATGGTAATCAGAGGAACAGAGGTAAGCTTTGACTTTGACGTAAGGGCGGATAGGGTGAAATTCTTTGAGATTCACGCGCTGCTCACCAAAGTCGGAGATGGCCTTACTGAAGCGGTCATGGAGCGAGTGTTGAAGATTGGGCTTGGGGATGATGTTGCCGACCTGATTCTATCTGACGGCCGTTACAGCACTCTCAACATGGCGTTTCTTGAGTTTACCGACCAAGCAATCGACCAGTACGAAGCTGCGAAGCAGGTCGAGCGCGAAATCGAGGAGAAAGCAGACGCTGTACTCGGGAAAGTGAATCGGGTTACCGGGCGTTTGACGGCCGAGGAAGGAGAGATCGATGCCGCTACCACGGAAAGTCCAATCGGCGGTGACTCTGTACAACATCGACCGGGAGTCGAAGTCGAGCCTGCCGGTGGTCCTTTCGGGAGCATTTTGGAACGCGGCGTACAGAATGTCAATGCAGGACAGGTCGGAGCAGACGAACGACCGCGTGTCGGTCACGATTCCACAAAGCATCAAAGTTGTGGGCAAAACATTCCTGCCGACGGACGAGTATGCCCGGTTGCCGAAAGAGCAACGGGAACGCCATTGGACGTTGTCTAAAAACGATAAGCTCGTCCGCGGCGCAGTCATGGACGTGTTTGACCGTGCGACGGCAATCGAACAGGCCTTTGGTACTGATCGAGTAATCACGGTTACCGAGGTGTCGTGGAATGACTTTGGCTCAAAGAAAATGCGCCATTGGTTTGTAGTTGGGAGGTAGTTGCGATGGGCGGTACTGTAAAAGTTAAGCTTGACATGAAGCCCACGTCGGAGATTCTTTCTCGGCGTGGGCTTGAACGCGGCGGCCGTGTTCAGCAGCACGTGGCGACGCAGGTCGCAGCCGGGGCGCACAGTTATGTCCCGTTTAGAACAGGGAGGCTTGCGGACACCGCCATAGCCAATCTGTCCCCGCCGTATGAGGATGTCGTCTACGACGGCCCCTATGCGCGGCGGCACTACTACAATACCGGTGGCGTTGACCGCAGGGGTCGCAACTTCAGTTCTGCCACGTTCGTGGGCGCGCCGAGAAGGGGTGCACAATGGGTAATGAGATGGTGGGCGGACAACAGGGGGGCGTTTTTAAGCAATCTTCAGGCGTTCGTCAACCGCGGGGGTAGGTAAAGATGACAATGGTTGAAAAACTGAGGGATTTCTTGTTGACCTGCCCGTTTCTCAATACCCCGGATGGCGGTAGTTCACCGGCACTATCCGTAGACTACCTTTCGGAGGAACCGTTAAGATACGCCATCGACGTTACACCGTCGGCTCCATGGGTCACAAGGTATGTTGATGGCGGTGGTGTGAAGCAACTGCTGTTTGTGTTCCGCAGCCTCGAATTTTACGGGAAAGCGGATATTGAGCAGAACACAAGCAATTTGGCTTTCTATGAGCGGTTCTCTGAGTGGTTGGCGGCAACAAGGCCGACCATCCCCGGCTGGGTTGCGGTAGAGGCATTGACCGAGGGATATTTTCAAGACGTATCCACCGGGCAAGACAAAGCAATGTATCAAATCCAATGCCGAGTTAAATATTCGGCCTAGAATCATGAAAGGAGCAACACTATGGCACAGGCACAAATGGTTGGAACTCTGAAGCTGCGTAGTGACAAAATACCGTTTCTCGCTATTCCTACAGGGGCTTCGGGGCAGTATACCTACAAGCGGATGCAAGGATTCACGGGGTTTTCGACATCCAAGAACCCGAGTGAATATTCCAGACAGTACGTCGATGAGGCGTTTGAGCAGACCGATGTCGTCGGATACAGCCCGTCGATTTCCTTCGGTTTTGACCGCTATGTCGGTAACGAAGTCCATGACTTCCTTGCTGAGATTATCGACAACGAGGTCATCGGTACGGCGGCTGTCGTCCAAGTTGTCGTGATTGATTTGTCAGTCACAGAGCCGTCGGCAAACAACGCTTTCGTTCGGCCGTGGGCGGTTATCGCCGACACCGAAGGCGATAGCATGGACGCATACACCTATTCCGGGACGTTCGCCGTCAAAGGGAATCCCGTATGGGGTAGAGCCGAAATTGCGGCGGATGGCCTGACCCTCACTTTCACGCCGACGGTGTAAGGCTATGTTTAACATCCTGATTGATGACCTCCCAAGAACTGTAGAGGTCGATGGGGTAGAGGTGCCAATCAGGTGCCAAACAAACGTATCGATTGCGATATCCCTGCTAGACGAAGAGAAGGTTTTTCGCCCGGGTGATGCAGATTTTGCATTAGAGACGGCGGTAAAGCAATTATCATTGTTTTACCCCGTTATCCCGGGTGACGAAATGCTTGCACTTCAACGATTGATAGAGTTTTACTCATACACCCCTCTAGCGGGGGCGCAGTCGAGAGAGGGACGCCCTCAAACATCCCTCGAACAGCACAAGAGGAATTTCTCATTCAAATACGACGGAGGACTGATTTATAGTGCTTTTCTCCAACAGTACGGAATCCGTGGTTTTGATGAGCTTCATTGGTTCGAGTTCCAAGCGTTACTTGAGGGTCTTACCGATGAAACGCAGTTTATTAAGGCCATTCAGTTTAGAACGATGCAGATTACAAAGGAAATGTCCAAGGCTGAGAAGGCGTACTACCGCAAAATGAAGCGGCGATATGCCTTGCCGGATGAACGGCCGCAGGAGGTCAGGGACGCTGCCTTTGGCAGCCTGTTTGAATAGAACATAGCCGTCGGCAATGCGCCGGCGGTTTTCTTTATCGCAAAAGGGGAGGTGATGGCGTGTCTGACGGAAGCATTCGCATAAACGTAGAGCTGGATAGCGGCCCATTTAAGCAAGAAATTAAGCAGATGGAATCCGCTGGAAAATCAGGCATGCAACGCCTCCGTGATGGAATCGACAAGAATATTTCTGCCGTTGAGCAATTAGAGGGCCGCAAAAAAGAGCTAACAGACGAAATTGAGCAACAACGGGAGGCTCAAGAGCGGCTCGCAAGAGCAATCAGCGAAACGGGAGATGAGACTGGCGCATTTGCCCGTGAGCAAAAAGAGGTTGCTAACCGAATTAGCGAACTTGAAGGTGAACTCCACGATGTAAACCAGCAACTTGCGGGCCATCAAAAGAACCTTGCGGAAGTAACGGGTAAGTGGACTGCATTCAGGACAAAGCTTGATGACGTTGGCCAGTCGATGGAGGCGACAGGAAAGAAGTTGCAAGAGGTCGGCCAAGGGATGGCCGATATCGGGAAAAACCTATCTAAGAAAGTGACCGCCCCGCTTGTTGCCCTCGGCACCGCGGCCGTCGTTGCCTTTACAAGCTTCGACGATTCCATGCGTCAGGTCAAGGCAAACACGGGGGCCACCGCAGAGGAGATGGATAATCTCAGAGCGAAAGCCCTTGAGATGGGCCGCACTACTCAGTTCTCCGCCGGCCAAACAGCGAACGCTTTTAGCCTAATGGCTCAAGCCGGTTGGAATACCGGGCAAATGCTCGATAGTGTCGAGGATATTATGGCAGCGGCGGCAGCAACGGGCGAACAGCTCAGTACTGTCGTCGGTATCACCAAAGACGGGTTGACCATGTTCGGCATGGAATCCTATCAGGCGGGCCAATTTGTAGATACTCTGGTGGCTACTGCCGCAAATGCGAACACTAATATCCGTTATCTGGGCGAATCGCTAAAGTACGCCGGCCCTATTGCCGGAACTACAGGTTCAAGCATTGAAGATGTTTCGCTGGCATTAGCCATGATGGCAGAGAACGGCTTGAGAGGGTCGATGGCCGGAACATCTTTAGCCAACGCCATGCAGGGGTTGATAAATCCCGGCACCGAAGCCGCCGCGGCTCTCGACCGCCTCGACATATCCGGGACTAACGCTGACGGCAGCATACGCCCTCTCAACGACATCATGATTGACCTGAGAGCCGCTACGGCAGATTTAACCGAGGAGCAAAGACTCAACTACCTTACCATGATTGGCGGGCAGCAAGGCTTTAGAGCCTTGAGTGCTATTGTAAATACAAGCGAGTATGATTTTGGCCGCTTGTCATACGCAATAAACAACTCCACAGGATTAGCGCAAGAAATGGCCGAGACAATGGAGGGCGGCCTCGGCGGTGCATTTAGAAACCTAAAGGCCTCTGCCGCAACTGCGCTCGTTATTCTCGGGGATGCGCTGGCACCGGCAATCCAACGCGTAGCTGAGGTCGCCGCCGACTTAGTGGAACGCTTTATGGCCTTTGCTGAGGCCAACCCGGAACTGATGCAAACAGCCGTGGCGATTGCTGCGGTAGCCGCCGCGGTTGGCCCGCTGCTCTTTGTTATGGGCAAGCTCACCAAAGGTCTCGGGTCGGTGATGGTGGCGGGCGGAAGAGCGGCGCAGGCTATTGCAGGTACGGGAACCGCCGCAGGTGCCGCGGCTCCAAAGGTTGGTTTGTTAGCCGGAGCGTTTACGGCATTGAAAAAACCAAAGGCACATTTAGTTATTGGTGTCGGCGTACTTGTAGCGGCGTTTAGATTGCTTGAAAACACAAGTAATCCGTTGTACATTGCGCTGATATCCCTTGCGGCCGGGTTCACCGCCCTCAAGGCGGTGAAAGTACTCACACCAATGATACTGAAACTCAAAGGAGCTTTTGCCGGGCTGAAGGTTGCCACTACTGGAATGACCGGTCTTATGGCTATTTTCAAAGATGGGTTAGTGGCTCTTAAAGCGAAGGTTATTGCCGCTAAGGTTGCGATTATTGCAAAAACAGTTGCTATGCTTGCTAACCCAATCGGGCTTGCTGTTGCCGGCGTGGCCGCCCTAGCCGCCGGGCTTGTTGGCCTAGCGATGTGGTTCAACAGGACGAGCGACGAGACTGCGAGATTAAGAGAAGAGACAGACGCATTGATAGGCAGAGCGAATGAGTTGATAGAATCAACTCAAGCCGGTGCTGATGCTTTCAAAGACAATAATCGAGAACTGCAGGTCAACAGGAAGGCAACCCAGCAGCTTGCTAGTGAGATTCTCAGCCTATCTAATGTTCAGAGCAGGTCTGCGGAGCAAAATGCTCACCTGCGAACCCAAATAGATCGGCTGAACTCCTCTGTGCCGGGCCTTGCTCTCGCAATGGGGGACTACGCCAATGGCCTGAATATGTCCACGGCGGCTCTTCAAAACTATCTTAACGCTGCGGCTAATAGGGCCGAGCTGGACATGAAAATGGACGAGTCGAACCGCCTTCGCCGGGAAGCCATAGGACTCGAGCTTGAACAGGCGGATATTGCACGTCAACGAGACGAACTTTTGCGCAGAATAGCCGCCGGTGAGTACGATCGCAACGCAGACCGCAACGCCATGCTTGCTCAAGCGTGGTTGCTAAACGACGCATACGAAGACCTTAATGACGCCCTCGCCAGCAATGCCTATCAAATGGAAACTCTTGAGCCGTTAATGGCCTCTGCTAACGAGGAGCTTGCAAAAGCAGAGTCCGCCTACTATGCAGCCGCTGAGGCGGCCAGAGAGTATGAGGCCGCGCTGTGGGGGGTGTTGCCGGTTCCCAAAGTGACGCAATAGACAAGATGACGGGCTCATTTGAACGTTACTACAAGAGCGGGACAGATGCGTTCAATGGCGTCACACAAAACGCTGTCACAAGTATTGACGACATGATTGCGAACATGAAAGCCCGCGATGCGGCGTATGAACAAGTTTGGCGCAACATTGAAATACTCACGGCTGCCGGCGTAGACCAAGGGCTTATTCAACCTCTCGTCGATGGCAGCTACCGTATGGCCGACCAATCGCAACACATGGTTGACAACCTTGACCGCATTCTTGGCGAAGATGGGTTGCAATCTGTTTATGAGGCGAATGTTCGCAGAGCTATGGAGCGCGCTGCCCTTGAAGCTCTTGACCCACAACAAAGGCTTGCGGTTTCGTCCTTGTTGGCCTTTGATGACGTAGCGGCCGCAATTATGGCTTCGGAGAACGTCCCTGTGGCGTTTGAAGATAAGTTCCGGGAGGCGCAGGCGGCGGTTGAAGCCGCGATGTACGACCCGGCAATGATTGACGCTGCGAATGAAGCCCTTGACCGTGTGCGTGAGGCCATTGAGATTTACGAGCTGGACCCCGCGCTCGTAGCACTATGGGAAGATGCGGAGGAATCTTTTGCACGTGCTGCGGAATCTCCGATACCTCCTGCCGCAATGCAGGACGCGCTGAACACGATTGATGAAGTGGTCAACTCTCACGATTCGCTACGCACAAGCGTCGAAGGTCTCGTGAGAGATACTTATGACGCAGCGGCCCAGCAGGTTGAATCGTCTGACTTCTCGCAGATTGGTTCCAACATTCCACAAGCCATGTCTTCGGGGATGGAAGCAGGTACCCCATGGGTTAGAGGATCTGCTCTACGAACAGCGGCAGAGCTTCTCGAAGGGTATAACAATGCGGGCGTTCCTCAAACAATGCAGGAAAGCGGCCAAGAAGCCGGTCGTGAGCTTGCCGGCGGAGTTGAATCCGAGTACGGAAACGTAGCGGATGCAGGGCGGCGTTTGGCCGAAGAATGCTTAAACGCCTGTGCTGACGCTATCTTACAAGACCAGTCCATAGATAACGAGACCCGTCAGAGAGTGACTGCGGCGCGGGATACTGCGCTCGCCGCAGTCGCCGCAGCGGGGTTTTCTGTTGCCGGGTTCAACATGGCACAGGGCATTGCCACCGGTATACTCAGCGGCACGTCTGTTGTAAATGCCGCCGCAAGGAAAATCATCAACAGCGCACTCGCATCAATGCGAAAGGCGGCCGCGACGAACTCGCCGTCTCGCAGAACGATGGAGATTGCGGACGATTTGGCAGACGGCCTACTGGTACAAACACTCGTTCGCCTAAAAGACGTTGAAGAATCTGGTACACAGGTGATGGATGCGTACCTCGGCGGGGCAAAAGGCGCATACCGCACCAAAGGCGGCGTGCATTCTTTGATAGACCAATCCCAAGTTGCAATGGTCACAAACAAACTTTTGCAAACAGACACAGGGCCTTTTGCGGCAATGGCAAAGGCTTTGGAGGGGGCAATCCTTAACTTGCCGTCGAAGCTGCTTGGCGGGGTTCCAAGAGCCGGAAACAGCGTATCGACGGTAACGAACGCTCCGCACCTTGAACTCGTATTAAACTACTACGGGGATGGATCCGAAGACGATGCCTACACCGTGGGCGAGATGTTCGCTGATGCGATTCGCAGAGAGACCCGCAGCCTTGGAATAGAACCCATATAGGAGTGAGTTGATGCTACCAATAATACCGCCAAACAGTTTCACTTTCGGTGGAGTGAATAGCCTAGACTCTTACGGGATTAAGTGCATAGCCTATGACCCATTCAGCGCATCCAAGAGGGATAGGAGCCAGACAATCCCTTTTAGGCACGGGCAGCATGACCGCGGGGAGAAATTCTACAACGACAAGCAAATCCGCTTGAGGTGCATCCTTGAGAGACAGCTTACCAAGGCAGGAATGCGAGAGATTATTTTCTGGCTGTCTCAGCGTACCGCGCTTAGGTTGTGGGATGAGCCGGACAAATTCTACATGGGGGAGCTTTTAAACAGCGTAGATATTACTATCTTCCCCCAGCGAATTATGCAAGAGTTTACGTTGCCGATTCGGTGCGGCCCTTTTGCATATTCCGACCAACACTCGAAACCGCTATCAATTGGAAATAATTATATCGACTACGAAGGAACGGCAAAAACTCCTACGACTATCGTTATAAGGAATCCGTCAACCGGAGCAACTTCAATCAGCAACATCGTTATTAGTGTAGTATCACATCGAAGAGCTTAACAGGAGGCTATTATGTACGCAACACATTTTTTCGAATCAAGGGTTCTTAATACGCTCAGAGGTACGTCTGCGCCCGGTTTCGGGAACTTGTTTGTTGGTCTGTTTCTCAGCAATCCAACGAACACGGGCGCGGCGGGTACCGAGTTATCGTATTCTGGCTACGCCCGACAACCTATTACGTTCTCGGAGCCGTCTGCGACTACGCTACCGTCTATTCAGGTTCAAGGCGGTCTGAGTATCCATAACACCGAAACAATCACTTGGGAAAGCGCACCATCGGCAGCCGGAACAGTTCGTTTTATCGGCATCTTTGATAGCGCGGTGGGCGGTAATATGCTTTTATACGGCGAATTGGCTGTGCCACTTGCCATAGGATCAGACCAGCAACCATCGATTTTAGGGCAAGACATCATCTATTTTGCCATCGGTGATTCGAGCCTCTTGTTCAAAACACAGATACTCAATCTTTTGCGCGGGGAGACAATGCCGGGGTCTACGCCGCACCTTGCGTTGTTCAGCGGTGACCCTGAAAACGCCGGTGTCGAGCTTTCTGGCCCTAGCTACGCCAGAGCCACCGCTACATTCGGCGCACCGGCGGTGCAAGTCGGCGGGCAATCCCAAATCGCAAACACAAACTTTATCCAGTTTCCAATCCCTCTTGCGGCATGGGGCAATTGGGCTTGGGATGGTGTGATGAGCGCGGCCACGGGTGGTGTGCTGCTCTTCAAGTTCCAAAATCCGAACCCGGAAATCGTCCACAGAAACTATGTGCCGCAGGTGCATATAGGGGAGTACAGACTTGAGGTGAATTAGCCGTGGCATTTAATTCTGGTCAGTTCAATTCACAACAATTTAATACTGGGGCTGACCAAGTTAGGGCAATTAACTTTTCCCGCCACGGCATCGTCATCATCGGTGCCGATATTGGTATCACCACACAGGCGTTCTTTGTGCGCACCGGATCGGTACAAATATGGGGCAATACCTCCGCGCACATCGTTAGGCGTTTCAAGCGAACCGGCAGGGCAACAATCCGAGCCGCTGTTTCTGCCGGCAAGTTGATGAACGCCGAACGCACCGGGCGAGTTACTGTCGGCAATAAGTTGACGCACGTCGGCAAATTAATGAATGCCGCGAGAGACGGGCGAACATTGCTTGGCAACGAAACGTATGTTGGCAAACTGATGAACGCTACACGTATCGTCCAGGCGTCGTTCGGCAACGAAACGCACGTTGGCAAGGTAATAAGTGTAGCCAGAGAGCAAATGACTGTGATAGGTGCCTTTGTTTTGATGGGTACCCGCGTTGAGTCAATAACTACGATAAACGTTAGAATACCGCCCAATTCTGAACTTCGCATTAATAGTGACAACTTTACCGCAACGGTACATACCAGAGTGCCTTGGGGCGGAGTCGGCGGTTGGATTGCGAGCGCGTTGCCGTATTATGAAGGTGATTGGATTTTCTTCGATAGAGATACTGTTGAGCTAAACATCCAAGCTTCCGCCGGATGGCCGTTTGAAGCTTCTGTTGAAGGTTCCGAAGTTATCTATAATCAGAGGTACATCTAATGCTTGAACTTTTAGACCGCCAAATGCGGAAGATTGAGATTCTCGAAAACGCATACAACATCCGAGAGACTGAATCGCTTAATGCGGTTAATCATCTCGAATTTATACTACCAGACACAGATATAAAAGCCGCCGCCTGTCTACCTTTTCTCTTTGTTCGTTTCGGGGAAAGTGGGGATGCGTACAGACTGATTGGCAACGGCTTCGTTTTGACCGAAAAAGGCCACTACCTCTTTAAAGCCGAGCACGTATTTGCCCTTTTGATTGATGACATTCTTGAGGGAGACCACCGTGTTGGAAACATAGGCACATGGACTCGAGAGTCAATCCAGTATGTACTTGACAGGCAATTGACCGAGAACTGGGTTCTTGGCGACTGCGAGTTTGACCGCCAATTTGAATACGAGTGGACGGACGAGACCCTCTTGTCCGCAATTCTCTCAATTCCTCAACCCATTGGCGAACCATTTATGTGGACATTCGACACTTCTACTTACCCGTTCCGGCTCAATCTAGTTCGGCTCAACATGGATAGAAATCCTGATATTTACGTTCGAGCCGGAAAAAACGCACTTCGGATTGGCCGAGAAGAAGATGCCACGACAGTCGTTACGAGGCTATACCCGAAAGGCGATGGGGAGGGGGTCAACTCCTTGACAATAGCCAATGTCAATAATGGCGTTCCGTACCTGCAAAGCCCACCTGAAATAGTCGAAAAGTACGGCATTGTTCAGCGTGTCTGGCGTGATAAGCGGTTTACCGTGGCGCAGAACCTCCTAGACGCAGCAAAGGCTATGCTTCTCGATTTACAGGAACCTTTTGAGCAGTACGAAGTTGAATTTGAGCTCCTAGATGACCGCCCCCAAATAGGGAGCATTGTGGAAATAGTTGGGTTTAAACGAACCGTTATTACTCAAATCCAATGGCGGCACGATGAGATGAGCCAGACCAAAATATCTGTTGCCAATAAGCCGAGAACGGCGGCGGGCACAATATCCGCCATGTCAAACCGGCAAAGAATCCAAGCTAACTATGCGTTGGGTTCTACTTTTTTTTATTCGGAAAATACCATGGATAACTCTGATGGCGTGGCTCCTGTTGAGCTGCGCTTCCGTATACCATTTCAAATGGCTGTTATCAACGAAATCCGGTGCTTTGTGCGTCTGTCACAGTTCCGCACAACCGCGCCGCCTATTCAGAGGTTTGGAAATGCAACGCAGTTTGAGGTGCGCCTCAATGGCCAATACCTTATGACTATTCATGCAACTGAAAACCAGTTTAGCTTAGTTCCGCATCTATTGCAAAATAGCACAATCCAAAGGGGCATTTTCCACACCGTAGAAATCGTCCCCAACGATGCCGCACGGGTTGATATTTCCTGCTACATACAGGGGTTTGTCCGTTCTACCGGCACATACGCAATAACTTAGGAGGTAGCAAAATGAATCTTAAACCAATGCGCCCGGGGATGCCGTACTCGCCGGAAACGGAGTTGAGAGAGGCCATTGGGCCACTCGCTACCGAGATTCCAATAGTAGACCCGGAGGCATTACCGCCCGCACCCAACGACGCCGTGATTGGTACCCGTGCGGTGGGGGAGACCATCTCTTACACAGGCAAGGTGCAGCACGGGGACGGCTGGCGTCTGACCGGCGTACAACGAGCGGTGGAAACGGGGGATGTTGCCCGTACGTGGAACGCAGGTGCGCCCATTTCCCGTGTTATTACAGAGCGGGATTTTGCCGCTATTAGAGAGAACATCCTGTCGCTGTGTGACGAAATAGAGGGAGGGGCCTCCCCAACAGGCCCGCCCCGCGTTATCCACGTTGCCCTGTGGCATCGAAGCCAACACGCACCGATACAAGACCACCAACTTATCCTCACCTTTGAACGCCCTACGCCCGCCGGGCATTGGGTAGGTTTC